TTTAACATTTCATTAATTATTATAGTTTCTAAGTTTGTGTAATCCCCATAGCTAAATATATCTACTTGTACTTTATAATTTATTTCTTTTATTGTACCTTCTTCATAATATGAAGGAGTAGTTTTATAAGTCTGATATTCAACGTAAGGAGCATTGGGATTATTTGCATGGATAAAATACACTTTTTTATCTGGAAGCAAACTTAAAATCCTATCTACAGTTAATGTATTTTTAATCTTTTTCTTAATAATCGAGGCATCTACTCCCATATTATCACCTCATTTTTTTAAATATAGTTTCTGCTACCTTTGAAATAGCTTCCTGTGTATTGCTTTCAACACTTCTATCAAAGTATCCTACATGAGCTTTCTGCTCACTTGTACCAAAGTTTTGAAACACATCATAAAAAGCATTGCTTTTAGCTGTTCCTTCTGTTGCTAAAGCATTTTCTTTAACAGATGTTTTAATTTCAGAAAGTTCTCCAGTAGGTCCAACTGGAGTATCATTTTCAAGTCCTTTTCCTATTTCATTTATACCAACTCTTACTGCTTGTCTTTTTGTACTTATGTCTAAAGACATATCTTCTATAAATTCTTGAAACTCTTCAAATCCATCGAGTTCTATAGTTCCTGCCATTTTGTACTCCTAATAAAAAAACGCCTATGTTTATAGACGTTTTTTATTTATTGCTATTCAGTTGTTTTCCTCTCTCAATAACTATGTTCATTATTTGAATCCAATTATTAGTATTTTCTATAACATGATTTAATCCAAATAATGTTTGGCCTTGAATAGAATTTAAAAATAATATATCTAAATGAGTAAAAGATAAATCATTAAATGTTATTCTTAACCCAAATTTTTTAACATATTCTTTTTGATTAAAATTATCAAATATCGAAAATTTATCTTCAACCATTTTTATTTTACTATCTTTTATAAGCTCACACTTTAAAACATCTTTGAAACTTATTTTTTTACAATCTACTAAATTATTTTCATTATTTGTGATTAAATAATAAACATAATTATTTTTTTCATCAATTATAAATTTAGAGCTTCCTGTAAATGTTGGAATATCTACGAATTTAGTTACAGTAATATCATTATCATATATGTATTTATCAAATTTTTCATTTGATGTATCCATTGATTTTTTCTTCTTTTTAGATGAAACTATTGATATACTCATTCCTAACATAACTAACCCTAACACAAATAAAATTAAAATAAACATACTTATCCCTCCTAGTCATAACCATATATTACCACAAGGTCGAGGAATAATAAATCTAGCAATTTATTTGAGCTTTTATATCTACAAATGTATGTCTATTTTCAAAGTCAACAGGATCACCTACTATGTCATAATGATAACCCTTATATTGTATTCTAAATAACTTGCTTGAACCTGGTTTTAAAAGTTCTTTTACCTTATTACAGTATCTAACTGTGAAAGTAATTATTTGTTCACTATTATTTGCTTTAGCTGCTATGTATTCTTTGCTTGATACTCTTCTATATCCACTCCAACATGGATGATACTCTGTCCAAGTAACTTCATCAAATCCATTTTCATTTTGTTCTTCTGAAAATTTCTCTATTATTATTCTTTCAGTTAATCTACATTGAGCCATCTAATCACCATACTTTAATTGAGTCATAATAGATTGTAATGTGAATTTTATTTTTCCGCTTATTTTTTTATCTTCTCTTAGCGATCTATCATTATACCAATCATTTGCTAATACTTTACAATATCTTCTGGCTAATCTATTTGAACTATCAAATTTTTTTCCAGTAGCATTTTCTAAGTATGCTTCGGCATCATCTATACAGTCTTGAATTTCATCATCTTCATCCTCAAAATCTACTTTCATAAATCTTTTTGCTTCTTCTAAACTTATTATCATTTAATCCCTCATTTCTAAAAAACAAGCTAAAAAAACGACCTATTTAAATCAATTCTAAGAGGTCTTAAAACCTTTAAAAGACTAATAGTACCTATGATTTTTCAACTTAAAAATTCATAGGTACTATTTTTTATGCTTGAACTGATTCTATAGGAATTTCTATTTTTAATAATGCTTCTGAGTCTTTAACATCTCCATCAATCCACATTATAATTCTAGCTTTTGTTGTATTTGTTTCAAAAGCTCCTGCTCCTATATTTGTAGTAGCAAGTTCATACTTACCATCTGAAACATATTTATAAGCTTCTTTTAAATCTCCTAATAAAATTGGTATAACTGATTCCGTTGATAGTAATAAATCATTTGGAAGTTCTTTAACTGGTAAACCTAAAAATCTATATTGTGTTGAGTCTTTTGGGTCTACTTGTAAATATGGTCTACCTGTTTTATCTTCTAAGCTATCTAAATAGTTAAATCCATCTTGATTAACAACCCATTGAGAAGTTGCTTTAAATACATTTAATAAATCTACATTTTTACACTTCTTAAAATCTTTTAATCCTGGAGCTTTAGGTAAAGTTACTTTTTTGAATTTACTAGAAGTAATTATTCCTTGAGCATGTTCAGCTCCACCATCTCCATATAATATCTCAACATTTCTAGTTATTCTTACTTTATCTACAAACCAATTTATTATAAAGTTTTCTAAACTTTTATCAGCAAACTTTAATAAGTCATTTGGAATTGACATAAAATCAGCAAGGTCTTTTAATTTAAATGAAAAAACTTCTAGTTTAGCATTATCTCCATTTGCATTATTTGCTATATTACCATTTTCAGATAATGGTTTCATTGGTTTTTGTTTACTTCTTTTTTCATAAGTTCGTTTAC